TAGTTGTATCGTGCATGTAACCCCACATTAACCCCCGTTGTACGGTCGTCTGACCACCGCTATACTATACCACTATACTTACTTTTAGTGTGCGAGTTACTTTAAGTTACTTGGTTATAAAAAGTAAGTCGCAGATTTTGAAGCCGGGGTTGGTTCGTCGTGGTATGGTAGATAAATCTGTAGAATCAATTTTTTAAAATTTCATTTTTTGAGAATCTCAAATTTGGTAACCGTGCATAGGTAACCCCGATGTAACCCCCATTTAACCCTGTTTTAACCGTGCATCAGTAAATTAACTGCAACCGTGCATATAACTTGCCATTTAAACGCCTGCTCCTGTGCTTCTAAAAGAAAAGTAATACCGTAGTATCTGTTTGGCTTGCTCGTTCTCTAAAGGTCTATTAAACGCACATTCGTGCATATAACCATAATTGTTCACAAGTTAGACACAATTAAAAGACTGCTTTCTCCCTTGCCGTTACTTTGCTATTGACACTATTTTTGTATAATTGTATAATGGTTTTAAGAGGTTAACCCTTATTATAATCACTTCGTGATTGCTTCCTCCCTTTTGAAATTCTTTGCTTTCTCATTATTTTCTTAATTCTTTTCCTTTTAAAATTCTTTCCTTAATTTATTCCTTTTGATTCTTTAGTTGATACTTTGGTTATCGTGCCTACGGCACATTAAATAATACATATAAGACCAAATAAAAAAGCCCCGGAGGGCTTATTACATATTGAATATAAAGAACAACAATGCTAACAAGATAACTATAATTATAAATGTCATAACTTATCAACCAAGAGCAAGCTGATTTCTATAATTGTTTCGATGATAAGCAGATTAGCGAGAAAGACCATCAATCCTAAATTGAACTTAACATTCCCGTGTAAATCCGATTTAACCACCTGTTGCATCGTCACTACACTAGACCAAATCGTTGCAATAATCCAAACACCTGTTATAAATCCGATTAACATTGCCATCATTTAACCCCCTATAATAGTTACCGTCATTTTTATAACCAAAACCAATATAATCGTTATCAAAGATGTGAGCGTGACAGCTAAAAGCAAGCTAAGAAGTAATCCGAACAGCACTTTAAGCACGTTTTAACCCCCTGTAATCATTCTAAACACCCAGTATACCGTCAGCATAGATAAAACACTACCAACGAGCCAGACAATACATAATAAGAGAAAAGCTAGAGCTAGCTGTCTCATTATTCTTCCTCCTCTGGTTCAATATAGGCGCTTCTCTTGCCTAAACTAGTGCTAAAATCCGCTTTTTCGTACCAAATTTCGTCTTCATAACCCGGTTTAACCTTCGCTTCGTACCCGGAATCTACAAGCTCTTTTTCGACTTCTTCTAGCGCTTTCAGCTCTCCTTCGACCCAAAAGTCCTCAAAATCCCAATCTGGGTTCTTCTGTGCTTCAATTTGCTCCTCGTATGTCGCTAGATAGACCGCTCTGTATCTCATCGTAAATCCTCCTTTTCTAAGATAAGCCCTTCTCTGCCGTCCTCATCTTGGTAGAAAATCCATCCCATAGTGTCTGTTTTCGAGTAAGTGTAACCCAAATCTTCCGCTACTTGCTCTGCTTTCACTAGAGAGAGCCAACCCGTTTCAAACCAACCTAAACGCCCATGGAAAATCGGTGTAACCCGGCTTTCATCATATAGTACAATTCTATAACGGCTCATTTTACTACCTCCATTTCTGCAATCTCGCACTCCCAAAGGTCTTCTCCGGTGTCTCTTACAAACATCAAATCCCACTCTGTATCAAAGAATAGAGACTGCCATGCTACAGGTCTGTAACCCATACCCATTAAATACTCGCTAGCCGCTCTGTAACTCGTGAATAACTCGTCAAAGTGAATGCCACCCTTTTCCGGGTAGTCACCCATCCATTCTCCTTGTATTCCAAAGAGCCGGACTTCTACTAGCTTGGTATCGTTCTGGAAATTGTACTCCTCAGCGTAAATCTTCATCTTTATCCACCTCTCTTGAAAATTTAATCACTTCAACACGAGCTAGAAGTAACGCTTCCTCCTCTGTTTCGGCTTCGACTGAAATATCTCGTTCTTTTCCGTTCACATGAACTATGGTATATTGAAATTTCGGCATATTTTCCACCTCCTTATAGTATGTATACCCTCGTTAGAGGGCTTATAAACACTCCATTAATTCTCGGTGAATTTTAAATAAACTAATCCTTTTCTGTTTCAATTCGACCCACTTAGACCACGCTTTGTTTCTTTCTGACTGCTCTTTAATATATAATATGCTATCTCGGTTCTCCAAACTGTCCTGTAATTCGCCTATTTCCCACCACAGGTCGTTTATAACGTCGTTTACCATGCTAAGGTGTGTCAAAACTAATCGGCGCTCTCTCAGACGGCATTTAGCGGCTTCTTCCTCGTGGTGTTCTGTCATACGCCGTAGAGCTAGCTTCTTTTTCTCTAAATCCTCGAAATGCTGTTCCAGAGTCCATTGTTTATCGTACATAGTCATCTCCGTAACCCCCTAACGTGCCACCATAAGCGCCCTACTACGATGCCGAATACAATCAACGCCAATAGCTCACTCACTTGCTTTCAGCTCCTTAATCATGTTCAATGCTTCAACCGCTTCTGACTCTGTGATTAACTTAGCTTCAACCCCGTCCGCTCGCCATACAGTGAAATCCCCCTCCCCTTTCGAGGAGAGAGATGCACGAATGGTTACACCGCCACTTAATTTACGTGTAAGAGATTTCATTGGTCGTACCCTTTAATCTTCCGTAACTCTTTCATAGTGTGGAAATAAGTTATATCCCAACGCTTACTAATCTCTGCTAACTCTACTCGACCACCATCGCTACTAACTGCTTTAACTCGGCAGATAGTTCCTTCTTTAAAACCACCACAGCGATTCTCTTTGAGATAGACAACTTCTCCACGCTTAATGTTTAATTTTGTTTGGTTGCTTCCGTCAAACTCTTTGTCAAACTTAGCAATCTTCCGTAAATCGCTTTCTTCATGCACTAACGAGAACTCGTAACGGCTTCCCGGTAGCCCTGTAATATCCACACCGCTACCAAAAGGTCGAACACCTACTACTCGTGCAATTGTTCCTGCCGGGTGACCTCCGCTTGTGTTCTCTTTTACCAATACTACATCGCCTTTTTTAAATTTCGCCATTTGATACATCTCCCATCTGAGCTGATAGTTTTTCAAACATTTCTAATTCTCGTTCTCTACCGAATGCTACACCCACCTCGTGTCCGGCTACAACTGCTACTGCAAAGCATTGAACTTCATCATCGACCACAGAGAAAGTAAACTTGTAATCAATACCTTCGTCACCTTCGATAGTAGCAGAGACAGATGCTCCACTCTCGGCTAGCAATTCTTTTAATGTCATTTTAACCGCCCCTTTACAAGAAATTAGTTGTAATCAACCGTATAATCATAAATACCCATCCTGTAACAACTACAAACCTTAACAGTTTCATGTCGGTTACTTCCTGTTTAGTGAGATAGAACAGGAGGTAAAAGTAGAAGCTCCAAATGAACAGACCTATCAAAAAGTTTACAATCATCGTGCCATCACCTCCCCTTGGTGGAATCCATTATCAATTGCCCACCAGAAAAGGATAGAGTCGATACGCTTTAACTTGTCTAAGCTAATCCGCCCTGTTCCTCCACGTTCCCGGTTTACAACGAACAGCTCTAGCCGCTCGATGTTAAAGTCGATGACCATATCCGCTCCTCTGATAGAGAGCAAGCCATCACTTTTACGGACGATTTTACTTGGCTGTAACTCGCCTTTTAATTTCTCTAGTAAATCATCCCGGTAAGGTGTCCATTGACGCTGATTCAATTCCTTGATTGTCATTCCAACCCCTCATTTCTCGTACACATTCGTGTACATAATGAACGTCTAACGCTGTTATAAGATGAACTGTATTGCCACCGTAATCCTTGATAGTGAAATCATAAGTGCCTTGGCAAAAGAGTCTGATAGTAAACAACTTACCTCTCCCGTTATCAAATGTCTTAGTTTGTTCAGCATACGGCTTCAACCATTTCACCTCCTTATTATATGTATACCCCGTTACCGGGGTTATAAACCTATTCGTAAACTTGGACTTGCTTGATTCTAACGTCTTCATTCTCTCCTGCGTGGATAGATAAGAAGCTATTGAGGTCGATAGGTTTAACAATACGAACCATGACCGCTTCTTCTCCAAGCGTCACACGCTCTTTTATAATTTTTACCACATAAAGTCTTTTCATTACTCTCGCCCCATTTCAATAGCAATCTCCATTTGCAAATCTTTTGTAGACATCTCACCTTTTCGCTTATCGTGAGACAGCCTATGTCTTAACACCTGCATAAACCCGGCGAACGACATAGGAGCTTGACCTGTACCACCCTTTTCAAACGTATAACGACCGTACAACTCGTACTCATAGATGTTCATAACTTTCATCCTCCCTTTAGTTCTGTTAATAATAGCAAGACGAATAGAATCCCCCACAGTAGCTTGAAGTCAATTAAATCTGGTTTGAATAGCGTAACTAGGAATGCGAGGAAGTAAGAACCTAGTGCAACCCAAACTAAACCGTAAGCTAGAAGTACCTCTATAATTATGAAAATCAAGAAGATACGGACTAACATTACGGCTAGCTGTTTATTCATTCTTTATCTGTCTCTCTCTTTTGTGATAACTCGGCATCGAACCCATCCGGGTAACGAGCCTGTAACTTCCTCACGTTTCGATTGGCTACTTCATCTAAGTCTATACACAGTTCATTTGCGATTGCCGTTAGATACCAGAGTACGTCGCCTAGCTCTTTCTCCATATCTGAGTAATCTAACTCGTGACCGTGATACAAATGCTTTTTGAGTGCTTCTAATACTTCCCCAGACTCCCCGGCTAAACCCATTGAATAGTTAGACAAGGCTTCTTTATTTGACGCTTCATGGTTCATTGTACGACTGACATGAGACTGATAATCTTCAAATTTCATCCTACCACTCCTTACATAATATCAACTAAGACTCCTATAATGACTACAACAATGATAAAGAATAATCCAAACTTTGCCGACTCTCTTTGCGCTCTGTCTAACCCCTCGGTTCGATACAGAGGACGCTTTGGCATATTAACTTGGGATTTTTCCTTTTCTATTTTTTTTAGCTCGGCTAGAGCGGCTTTATCAAGAGAACGGTCTAACCATGAACGATAATGCTTCGAGCGCTTCTGGTTACGAATCCTAGCACGACGACCCTTCATCTTATAGTTGAAGAATTGCCTTGGGTTAGCGTTTAGCATTTTATTTCCACCTCCTTACAGTATATATACCCCGGTTAATTCTTTCTAAACATTTCTCCTAGCAGGCTATCAACCGGTTCAATCTGGCTGTACAATAAGACGTAACATCCGTCATCTTCCTCGCTTGCAAACTCCCTAGCGGAGAGAGCTGTATTCCCATTAGGTCGGAATAAGATTCCACCTTCATGTGGACAATCTTTCTCGATGCAGAAAATATCACCGACTTCAAGACCCAAATAAGAGTCTATTGTGAATAGACTCGTTACTTGGACATAATCTCCTTCTTTATAGATAGGCATGACCTTTCACCTTCCGAATTTCTTCATAAGTGTAATAATGTTCATCAGTTGTCCAAACCCCAACACCGTTGTCATCAAATCGTTCAATTTGTTTAATGTCACCCGGGCTGTCTCCTCCTACAGCCCAAGCTCCATCTTTAATTTGAACATTCATTCCGATACGAGCGTTTTTCTTTTTCATATTATTCCTCCTCTGCGAGAGTCGCCGTCTTGTTACCAGTGATTGCAACGAGACTGCCTGTATCTTCCATCTCAACGATGATTGCATTCTCGATTAATGTGCCTACTCCTTCCGGGTTGATGTTTTCGTGTTCCGGTAGTGTACCGCCGTCTTCGACTAGCACTCGACCAAATCCACCATCTTCAATGCCAGATAATAAATCCATGAAAGTCATTCCGTGAACCTGCACTCGGTCACCAGCTTTAAAGATAGAGTAATCTTGAATAACTTCCTCAGTTAGTGTAGCGAGTTGCAACGGTGTTAACTCCCCGTTAGCCCCTAGTACTTCCAGATACTCAGTGTCTACAGCCTGCTCTTGCCGTCCGTTAGCACGGTCTAAGCGGTCTTTATCCTCTTGGTCAACTGGTGTGATGATTGCTACCTCGTCGTCGAATTTGAATCCTACTAGCTCGACTTTAGCTGGGTGTAACGGAGACATTTCGTCTCCTCCATTGTAAAAGTATTGTTTGCCGATTTCCATTTTTCATCTTCCTCTCTAGTGTGATAGTAGTATTTACCCCGTCTGCAAAATCTTAAACCTTTTTATCTAATCAAGTTGTAAACGTTGATTTCAACACCTTCTTCAAAGTCTCTTAATATACAAACTTTGTTGTAACGATGCTCAATCTCTTGCAAGAAAGTTGCAGGACAGTTTCCGTCTTCTGCTCTTGTCATATGGGTTGTAACAAACATAACTTGTGGTAACGAGTTAAGATGTTTCATCATTGATTCAAAAGTTTGTACTCCGCCAATACAAAAAACTTCCATCCCAACTTCTTCGACACAGCGACGTAATACTTCTGCCGAATCTTGTAGAGAAAGAAACCCCGAACGTAACTCTCCGGATTTTAAAGGTAGTTCGCTGTAAACAACATTGATTCTATCTGATAGCGGTTTGTCCAAAGTTATATAAGTTTTGTAGCCCATAATTACGATATTTCCTTTAGTTCTTGTTTTAAAGTGCAAGAAATCTTTAGGGTTGGTGTGGACTAATTCGCCTGCTCCTTTCGCTGTATTTCCGTTCAAGTCTTGTGAAAAGATGAATTGAATAGGTTCTCCAAAGTAGTTCATCTTATCTCCTCCTCTCGTATACTAATATATACCCAAAAGAAAAAGGGCTAAACATCTTAGCCCCAATCCGGTAAATCGCTTTCTCCCATCGCTGATAGGATGTCTCCTACTTCTAAAGTTTCTCGTTCGTTGAAGTCGTAGCTGAACGTATTACTCGCTTCTCTCCAAGCGAGGTAAGCATACGTCAGAGCGTGTAACGAGTCATCCGGTGTCTTGTGGGTGTAAATCTTTTTACCTGTTCCAGACTGGCTCACCTTGTACTCGACTTCAATAGCGGTATAATGGTCGATGAAGATTTCCCATTCCGCTTTGTTCTGTCTAGGGAGAATGAACCGTTCCTTGTGGAACAGGTCTACGATTTTATCAATGATAAACGTCCGGTCAACCATGAGAATATTCTTTCCATCTCGCTTCCTTTTATGAGGTTCTCGTTCAAAGTTGCTGTAACGACAAGCTAACACCATGCTTCCCATCTGGTTATACAGCCACTCATTCTCGTAAGCCCCGTAACCTAAGTCAACGACGGTCTTCTCGACCCTGTACTGATGTTGCAACTGTAAAACGTATTGCAACTTCTTCTCAAAGTCTTGCTCCCGGATTTCTTCTGCATAGATAATCTCGAATCGGTCATCATCAGTAGGTCGAATGATATGAACGATAGTTTTACTTGCTACTCCTCCACCCCAGTCAATCCCCATGTAAGTGAAGTCAGACGACTGGAATTGCATCGGCTTCGTATAGTCTGAGTTACGGTCGATTACTTCCCGTGTTAATGGTTTCTTAGAACCACTGTAGAACTCACCTAGTACCTCATTTGAGAAGCGGTCAGCAGACATGGTACGGTAATCCATCATAATAGATGTAGCCGTGTTGTGAGGGAAATATAACTGGCTGTAGTGATAGCCGCTCCATCCCGGGTGTGCATCGGGGTTAGTTGCAATCCATCGCCCATTATTTCGGTCTAGCTCTGTTCCACAGTAATGGCATTCAAACCGATAGCGGTCTGGCTTGTCTGGAATCTGCTTGATATGGTTAAAAGTCACTAACTGTTCCTCACAGCAATCTGTATTAGTACAGGTGACGTACCATTTCTTCATGTCCGATAGCATCCACATTGTCTGATAGTAAGAGCCTGCTTCCTTCGGTGTTCCAAAGAAATAAGACTGTCCACGAATCTCGTACTCCTCGTAATAAACCTGTGAGTGACTGGTGTTCTTAATCGTGTTCTCAATCGCATTCTGGCTAACGTCCTGTACTTCATCAAAGAATACAATATCCCCTGCAATCCCCCGGGCGCTGTCTCCATCGCCGTATAATGAAGTAAAGTAGATGATAGTGTTGTTTTTGAATCGTGTAGCTGAGAGTAAGTCACGACCTTTCTCAACTGCGTTCTCCAATAGATTATGCCGTCCATCTTTAATGGCAGGACGGAATCGGTCTGCTTGGAAACGGTTTGTAATCGTGTCGATAGGAGAACCGTAAGTGAATGTGTAATGGGGGTTTACAAAGGCTTTAGCCAATAGTAACCTTACACACGTTTCACTCTTAGCAACCTGCCGTCCGGCTACTACAATCACTCGTGGTGACTTATCAGAGTAGACCGCTTTGTTAGGTTCGTGCCCATCGAATGTGAACGGTTTCCCTTTGATAGTTCCGGTGTACTCTGTAAAAAACAACGGGTCTTTTAACTTCTTAGCTAGCTCCTTTCTGTCCATTTGCATTACCTCCATTTTTGTATGTTAACAATTTTAAAGCTATACCGTGAATCAAAGGTGTGTTATAAGGTAAATCAAAACCTGTACTACCATCAAATCCAACAAACTCTTTGTAATAAACGGATTGCTTTGTTTCTTCCGGGTACTCATCCTGCAATTGAACAAGGTCTACGCAGAATTTATCGAATTGATGGTCTGAGATAATATTCTCGTTCATTTGGTAATAAAGGAAAGAGTGGACGAGAATCTGTCTCTGTCTTTGGTTTATCTTTTCCAGTATTGATTTATTCATCCTCCATCATCATGTCAAAGATGCTTGTAGCTCCTTTAACAGCTTGCTCCTTCCCTTCTTGTTGTAACCGGAACTTCCGGTCTAGCCCTAGGGTAGTGATGCACTTCAAGAACTTAATATCAAAGTCTTGGTCTTCTTTACGAGTCGTCGGTACTGCATCCATACCTACACGGCTCTCCATCCGTACAGCGTTGATAAAGGCTCGTAACCCTCGGTCTAACACCATGATGTCCAAAGGTGTAGCCCGTTCATCCATTTGTACAAACCAGTTCATTGTACTGATATACAGCGCTTTCTCCTGCAATGTAAATCGCATAGCCGGGTAAGTGAGATAGATGCTCTTTGCCATGTCGCTTTTAATATGAACAACGCTCTTGTCGGCATACTGCAATTGACCTTCCCGGTGATGCTCCATACATCTGCCGTTACATTTGCTCTCCGTTAAAGGTCGGGTAACCACAAAATACCGGGGAATCTTCAAGCTCATCTACAAGTTCGTTGTAGCGCTCGATAGCTGTCTCCGGTGAGTCGGAATATAATGTTTGAATATCTTTTAAGTCCTCTCGTTTAAGCGCTTGTACTTGGAAGTCACCACGCTCTAAATCGTCCTGCATCTTGCTTGTTACTTCTTTCATAATCTCGCTACGTTTGTTGTAGCGTCTTGGTTTTCTTTCTGACATAATAGCCACCTCCTATATTGATAACACAAAAAGCCTACCTCATAACTAAGGTAGGCAAGTGCTTAAATGGCTACATCCATTTTATCCGGTGGATAAGATTCGTACTCGACAACGAAGTCATCGCTTGTAATCTGGTAGAAGTCTTTCGGTGCATCCTCTCGTAGTTTAACCTTTGGTTGCTCTTTTGGTTCACGCTTTGCAATCTCCATAACTTGTTCCCGGTGACGGTCATACATATGCAAATCAGCGATAACGTATTCCATAATGCCCACTTTATATCCGGTTGCATGGGCTACCATGGCTAGGAGAGCGCAGTATTGAAACTGGTTGATAGCTCCGGCTACAAAGTAATCTGATGACCGTTGAATGAGCATCATATTCAACTCGTCTCCACGGACAGTCCAAATCGTTTCGTAAGCACATTCTTGCAATTGCTTATGAGCTTCATCCTCTGGTGAGAACATCGACATAATCATCCGACGGTCTGGACTTGTTTTCAACTTCCACAATAGCCAGTCCATTTGGTCTAACAGTTTGAACCCGTCTTTGTCCGGGATATAACGAACCTTGTTTTTAATCTGATAACCGTACGAGAAACCGATTGTACCAGATTCATTAGCCCAAGGTCTCCACCATTTAATTCCATACTTTTCTTCCAGTAAATTAACATCGTTACTTTTGTCTTGATAAATCCATCGAATCTCATCAATCGCTTTCTTCCAAGGAACGTGTTTAATTGTAGTCAAACCAAAATCGCCTTCTCCTACATTGAAAGTATGATGCCCTGCTGACGGTAACATATGCGATGTTGCCAGTTCCCCGGTATCATCCCACTTAGCCCGGACAGCTCGGTTAGCATCGCTAATACCGATGTCGTCAATCAATTGTGCGTAAGTCGTCCAAATCATATCTGCTGTAAACAATTACTCGTCCTCCCCTTCATCTGAAATCATATCGTTAGCATACGCCCATTTAAGAGTCGTCTCGTAGTCGAGCATGACACAAGTCTCAATGATTTCTTCAACCGTCGCTAAGATAACGTGCAAGTGTGCATAGACCCCTTCGTGATAATCCAGATACTCTTGGTCGCCAGTGAAATCCCACTCTTGCATTTCCATTGGCATATTCAATACTTCTCGCTCTAGGTCTTCGAGAATGACATTACCTTTCTCATGCGTCTCTTTCATTTTATCGAGATAAGGAATAACGTCTACAGATTCTTCCTCCTCCCGGTCAAACACTTCAAAGCCTAGTTCAAGCATTAAAGCAGTCACTTCTGAAATTCTATCCTCAGCTTCTTTTAAAGTTTCTACAATAACCATACGTTGAATAGCATCCATTCTATTCACTCTCCTTAACGAATTTTATACCTTAGTTATGAGGGTATACTAATACTTACCCCGAACCAAAGAAATGTAAACCACATGGAGGTGCAAGGTAAATGGCTTTTAAATTCCCATTCGGAAAAGACAGAGATGTTGAGAGCGCAGAGCAACAAGCTAAACGTGCGCTTGAAGCGGAGTTACGAGACTTGTCGTTAGAACTAACGGCATATTCCGACCCACACAAGGACTATGGAATTGACATTTACGACGATTTAAACTTTGATGAGTTCGACCTTTCCGTCTATGACAAGATGATGAAAGATGCCGTAATCAAATCAGCGTTGAACGTCCTAAAGCTGTCAGTACTAAGTCGAGGATTCCAAATCACAGTAGACGACGAGAAGAACAAAGAGTTAGCAGAATTTATCAAAAAGAACTTTGAAGACCTTGAAGGTAACATTGAGGACTATTTGATGGAGATGATGACCTGCTTAGAATACGGTTATTCCGCTACAGAAAAAGTTTACGAACGTCGTACTACAAAACAATTCGGCAATAAGATTATGCTGAAAAAGTTCAAGACGTTAGACCCTAACACAGTTACAATCCGGACTGACTCGTATGGTAACGTCGTTCATATCACACAGCGTATTGGTGCTTATCATGTTGAGATGCCGAAACAGAAAATCATCTGGTTCGTCAATAACAAACGCTTTGGTAATATGTACGGTGAATCAGAGTTAAAGGCTTGTTACAAGAACTGGTATATCAAAGACAAAATCTTGAAGTTCGCTAACGTCGCTTACGAACGGTATGGTACACCACTTATCATCGGTCAAGTACAAGATGCCAAGAACACTGGTAAGATGAAGTCCTTGCTGTCTAAGTTGAACGCTATGACATCGCTCGCTATTAGCGGTGAAGATACTATTACAGCGATTCAACCACAGCAGAACGTTGACTGGGTAGCGGTGTTAGAATATCATTCTCGTTCCATCTATGAATCAATGAATATTCCGTCGATGCTGGTAGCGTCTAGTAAAGCTATCGCTGGTTCGTACGCCTTATCGAGTAACCAGATGGATGTCTTTATGATGAAGCTCAACGCTTTGCAACGTGACATTAAAGCGATGCTAGAGGAGCAAGTAATCAAAGACTTAATCGACTACAACTTCCCTAACGTAGACGAATACCCTAAAATCACATTCAGTCCGCTCGTTGATAAAGATATGAAAGTTCTTAACGACACTATCATTTCTCAAATCACAGCAGGTGCATTACTTCCTACTGAACCATGGATTCGTGAAGCTCTTGGATTCGAGCCTGCATCAGATGAAGTTAAGGACACTCTTGACCGACTCGTTGAAGCTGAGATTACCCAAGCAGAAGCACTGTCTGATTACTATACTAAAGGTGTTGATGAAGGCGCACAAGGTGGGCAGACTAAACCAACTGGTTCGTCGGCATTAGGCTCTAATGCTCCCAAGGTAGGTAAGCCAACTAAACCAAAGGGTACAGGTCAGACTAAAGATGAACGAGCATCAGTAGAACGTGAGCGCTCTGTAAATCTATCTGAGGACGACGATTTAAAGTTGTAACCTTCTCAACATACGCTAAAGCGTCGGAACAAGTATTCGATGGGCTAGAAGCTGAGTTCCTTAAACAAAGTGAAGCCGTTACTGGTAAAAAGGTACGGCTCACTAAGGAACGGATTACTAGTCTGTTAGAGAAGGAAGAAATTGACTTTAGCGACTTTATTATCCCGATGACTAAGGAGAGTGGAAAGATTATCCAAAAAATGATTTTAAGTTCTATCCTGCATGGGGCAGTCGTCTCTAAAGATAGTTTAACATCTGAGTTCGATGAGGACTTCAAGAATATCTACGATAAGGACTTGTTCGACAAGTATGACCCTAAAGTAGACGCTGAGGTTGACCGGGTTGTTAGAACGTATGCTTTCGAGTTAAGTAAGTTTTATGATGAATCGAATGCTTTCGCAGTTAAAAAAATCGTTGCAGACGGTTTAGCTAAGGGTATTTCGCCACAGGACATCGGTAAGAGCTTGAATGAATACGTCGATAAGGTCTACTCTATGAACCACGCTAAAACGATTGTACGGACTGAATCAACCCGGGGTTACGCCCTTGGCTCGCTCGCTTATTATCTTCAAGATGATACAGTTGAAAAGCTAGAGTACAGTTCGGTCTTGGATAATAAAACAACCGAAATCTGCAAGGCTAGAGATGGCAACATCTATTTGAAAGATGACCCTCGTATTCCTTACTTGATTCCGGCTCACTTCAATTGTCGTTCATTGTGGATTCCAGTGATGGATGAATCAGACGAAACTGAATCACAAGAGCCAGCAC